CGAACAACGAGCTCGCCAACGGGTAATCCCGTTTGGCGCTGCGTACGTTCGCTTCCAGTTTTTAACCTTTGACTTCCCACCGCCACCTTGCACAATAAAGCCCACGCCCTACCCCACCCAACATGAAACCCAAATATAAGTACACCACCGAAGCAGAGATCCCCGAAGCCCTCAAAGCCTTTTACCAGAAAGCCAGCGATGGCACCTGGGTGATCGACGTGGACGGAGCCGCCGACGCCGACCGCCTCCGGGAATTCCGGGACAACAACATCAGCCTGACCAAGGAGCTCGCCGACGTTAAAAAGGCCTGGGAAGGATTCAGCCCGGACGAGGTAAAAGCCCTGGTCGCCAAGAAGGCCGAGATCGAAGCCCAGAAGAGCAAGGACAAAGGCGAGATCGAGCAGCTTGTCACCCAGCGCACCGAGGCGATGAAGCAGGAGCACGAAAAAGCCCTGAACACCATCAAAACGCAGGCAGACGCGGCAAACGCCGAGCTTTCCAAAATCAAGATCGACCAAGCCCTCGTCGCAGCCGCTTCGAAGCACGGCCTCCGCGCCAGCGCCCAAACCGACCTCATCCACCGAGGCCGTACGATCTTCCAGCTTGAGAACGGCCAAGTGACGCCCAAAGGCCCGGATGGGAAACCGATCTATGGCCCAAAGGCCGAGCCATTGACGCCGGATGAATGGGTCGAAACCCTCGCCAAAGAAGCCCCTCACCTTTTCGAACAAAGCGCCGGGAGCGGAGCCGAGGGAAGCAAAGGAGGAGCCAAGGGAACCACCGGAGCCAACCCATGGAAGACCGAGACGCTCAACCGGACCCGCCAAGCGCAAATCTTGAAGACGGACCCACAAGCAGCCAAGCGCCTCGCCGCCGAGGCCGGGGTCCAACTGCCCTAAAATTTCCGGCCTGGATAACCGGAAAGGAGAACGATAAATGGGAGAACCCCAGCCGGAGCAATTCGGCTGGGGTTTTTTTATTTTGACAGGGTGACCAAAATGAAGTAAACCGGAAACACACAACCCCACGCCGCTCGGAGAGCAGCAAGGGACGCTCCGGCGGAGCGGACGAAACGCAGCATCAAACCTGCCGTCCCCGCCTACAATTGAGCAGGGAGGCGACCAACAAAAAAGCACCCCTCACCCACTACGACCATGCCAGACGAAAAAACAAACGTGACGGACGTCATCGTCCCCGAAATCTTCCTCCCGTACATGATTCAGCGGAGCACCGAGCTCTCCGCCTTTTCCCAAGCGGGCATCATTGAGCGCTCCGAGGAATGGGACAAAAAAGCCAGCGACGGAGGCACCCTGATCAATATGCCATTCTGGCAAAGCCTCGAAGGCGACGACCAGAACATCACCTCGTCCGGGAGCTTCGAAAGCAAAAAGATCACCGCCTCGAAGGACGTGGCCAAGAAGATCATGCGCGGAGATAGCTGGGCCGCACACGACCTCGCCGCCGTTCTTGCCGGTGACGACCCCCTGACCGCCGTCGGCGATATGCTCGCGGACTATTGGGCTCAGAAGACCCAGAAGACCGCCCTGGCCATTCTGCGTGGCATCTTTGCAGCCGCTTCGATGGCCGACAACACCCTGCACATCCACCACACCAGCGGAGGAGCAGGCAGCGGTACCGACGCCAACAAGTTCAACGGCCTGACGTTCATCGACGCGCAGCAATGCCTCGGCGACCATAAGAAATTCCTGACCGCCATCGCCATCCATTCCGAAGTGGAGAGCGCCCTCCGGAAGCAGGACTTGATCGACGACATCCCCGACAGCGAAGGCAAAGCCATGATCCCGACCTTTCAGGGATTGCGGGTGATCATCGACGACGGGATGGAAAAGGCGACCATTGACGGTGACCCCGTGTACACCACGTACCTTTTCGGTCGCGGAGCCCTGGCCATGGGCATGGACAGTTACAACCCCGACATCGAGACCGGGACCGGAACGTGGCAACTCGAGTGGGCACGCGACGCCAAAGCGCACGTGACCAGCTTGATCAACCGCCGCCGCTTCATCTTGCACCCACGGGGCGTCAAGTGGACCGAGGACACCATCGCAGCCGAATCGCCAACCAACGCGGAGCTCGCAACCTCCGCCAACTGGACTCGCGTTTTTGACCCGAAAAACGTCCGCGTCGTGCAATTTAAGCACAACATCTAAACCCCACCGGAGCCGGGGGAGGCTTGACACCTTCCCCGGCCTCGCCATCCTGAGACCACTATGAACCCCGATCTCGACGTCGCCCAAGTAGCCGCCCAACTGAAACGGCCCCGCCGGAACCTTCTCACAGAGCGAGAGCTTGCCGAGAAAAAGCGAAAGCTGGAAGCCCAAACCGCCCAACTTGCCGAGCTCAAGGGAGCACTAGAGGAGCGAGACAAGACCATCGAGGAAAAAGACGCCGAGATCCAGGAGACCAAGAAAAAGCTCGAGATTGCCGAGGCCACCATCGTCCAGCTTCGAAAGGCCATCCAAGAAACCCTCCCAGCCGACAGCACCGCACCGGCCACAGCAGCACCGGCCCCCAAAGCCACCCGAGGCCGCAAAGCGACCGAGGAAGCACCCGAAGCCCCAGGCATCGACGGCAAACCGCAAGACCCCCCACTTTCCGCGACAGAGTAAACCCCCACCATTCACCCCCCCTGCTACAATGAGAAACGACCCCCGCAAAAGCTTTTCACGCAACCTCCGCTGCCTTAACGTCCTCCGCGTGGCGTCCGCCGTCGCCCATCTTGAGACGGTGACCTTTGCAGGCCGCGTCTTTCGCGCCGACAACCGGAGCACCCCGCCCACCGTGGCCGGAGAGCTTGCCGTCGCCTTGAACAGCTACGCCACAGCCGCCAGCCGAGCGCTGACCATTGCCAGCGGACAGAACGCCGTCGCCAATGAAACCGTGACCATCGCCGGGGTGGTTTACACCTTCAAAAGCCTTGCCGCCACCGCCAACGACGTCCTCATCGGAGCCGACAACGCCGCGACCGCCGCCAACCTTGCCGCCGCCATCAACGCCGGAGCCGGAGCCGGGACAGCCTACGGGACCGGGACCGTGGCCAACCCGAGCGTGTCCGCCGCCGCCGCTTCCAACGTGGTCACCGTAACCGCCCGCATTCCCGGAACGGTAGGCAACAGCCTGACCATTTCCGAAACCATGAGCCAAGGAAGCTGGGCAAGCGCCGCCACCGCCCTGGCCGGAGGAGCCGACAGCAGCGCCGCCAACTTCACCACCGCCCTCGTCGCCGCCATTGCCGCCGACAGCAGCCAGCGAGTCGCAGCGACCCGGATCAGCGCAAATGAAGTGCTTTTTGAGGACTTGAGCGCAACCGCCAGCGTCGCCGCCGCTTGCACCGAGACCCTCGCCGGAAGCAATAACGCCTGGGCCTCGGCCAACACGTTTGGAGGCGAGGTCACCAACGGAATCCCGGACAGCATGATCCAGACCCGAGCAGCGACCGCCGTCGAAGTGGCCCTCGGTACCATGCACTTCCTTTTCCCCTTCACGCCCACCCGCTTCATCGTCCAGGCCCGGACGTCCGCCGGAGCGACCAAGTACATCACCAGCTTGGTCACCGTTTCAGGTCGCCGCCTGACGATCACCGCCGACGGAGCAACGGTCCTCGCCGCCACCGACGTCGTCACCGTCCAGGCCAGCCAATAACCCCAACGCCTGCCTTTTTCGCCATGGAAAAACGATTCTCCACCAGCCCCAAGGTCACCGCTTGGGTCTTGAGGGAGCGCAGGCGAAAGAGGCAGGCAGCAAACAACCAAGAGACGACCGGCCCGACCTACCGCCAACCGGGAGGAGTTTTCACCTACCGCCAGCCGGACGGTACAAGCCTTTACCTTTGCCCACCCTAGACCATGCCTGACATCACCACCAGCGCCGCCGTTCACGCTTTGCTGCAAAAAGCGAGCCTTGCAGAATTGCAGACGTACCTGGAGAGCCAAGCGCTGAGCCCAGGGGTGGCATACGTCCAAACGAACGGTAACGACTCAACGGGCGAGATCGGAAACCCTGCCAAACCCTACCTCACCGCACAAACCGCCTTCAATGCCGGTGCCAGATCGTTTGAATTAGGGAGAGGCGTCACAGCCGGAATCACATACAGCATAGAGGGATTTTTCACGTTAGTCCTTTTTGCCAAAGGGAGAGGCAGAGATCAAAGCGTTCTCAACCTAAACATTCAAAGCCTAGATTCGGATTTTGAATTGATAATAAGGTCAGACAAAACGGTCCTATTTGAATTCATTACATTAACCAGAGGTGCCCCTGCGCCTGTGACATTGACCGCAATGGATTGCAACATCGGCACAATTTCTAGCAACAACACAATGGAAGGAGGGGGGGCAACTGATTTGGTTGGTGCAATTACATTCTGTAATGTGGAAACGGACACAGCGAACGCAGACGCCTATAACATTGCTTCCCTTTCAATGATCGAGGGAGCCGCTCGACTTCAACCCCCAAGCTGAAAATCATGCAACTCACAAGCACACCGCCCGCCGCCTTAACGCCAGTCTTTCAAACCATCGCCCGCATGGAGCGCCTTGCGAAACGAGGGATGGACACCTTGGAGGAGACGACCAAAAAAACCTTTGACCTAATCTGGCACAACTCAGAGGCAACGCCCGCTGAGATGTTGGCTGGCATGGGAACCAAGGCCGTCGAAAACTTCACGAAGCATCACGCCGCCGTCCTTGCGATTCGCGCCGCCGGAAAAGACACCTCAGCGTACGACACGCCGCCCTTGGCCTACACCGCCCACGAAGACGGAAAAATCACACTCGACCCGCCATGACACGCCTCCCAGAAATCGCCCTTGCAACGCTGGCCTGCTTGAGCCTTGCAGGGTGCGATCTTTTGGAAGGCATCCACCAGACCTCCCCGACCTACCGCCGCCCCGTTCCCTTTTCCACGCCCTGGTGGGAGGCCATGGAGATCCGCAAGAAAAAGCGCGAGATTGCCCACATTGAAACCGACTGGGCCGTCCACAAGCCAAAAAAACCGTTCATCTACCAGCCCTGACCATGCCCCTCATCGTTGAAGACGGAAGCAGACCCGAAGGAGCAAACACGTACGTCACGCTGGCCGAGGTCAACGCCCACGCCGCCCTCACCATGCACGCCGCCGCCTGGGCCGCAAAGACCGACCCGGAAAAGGAAGCCATCATCGCCACCGCCTGCCGGACCATTGACGCTGGGTACGACTGGGAAGGCTTTCTGGTCCTGGCCACCCAGCCGATGGCATGGCCCCGAAGCCGCGTCTTTTTCCGGGGCGTCGAGCTAACGGAGGAGCTCGACAGCAACAAGGTGCCGCACCAAGTAAAACGCGCCGCGTCCGAGTATTCGGTCCTCCTTGCCGTCGGAGGCGACCGCACCGGAGACCAGGACAGCGACGGCCTCAAGAGCGTCAAACTTGGCAAGGGAGCCGTGGAAGTCGAATTCGACAAGACCGCCAAACGGCCCATCCTTGGAAACTTGATCGCGCCAATTTTGAAGGGACTGGTGAAAGGAGCCGCGCTCGGAGGAAAGCGCCAGATCCCAATCGGCCAACGCTAGACCACCATGGGACTGACCGCCATCGCCACCGCCGCCGCCAGAATCGGATTCAAAGCCGCCGGAGATACCAAACAGGAGATCACCCTGGACATGGGACCAACCGGGACTTTCAACCCCGCGACCGATACCACCGCCACCACCTACGCCCACACCTGGACCGGCGAGGCCGTAGTCTGGGACGAGGCCCAGAAAGACGGAGCCGACGGCCCCCGCGCAACAAAGAAGATGGCCATGGTGCAAGCCGCCGACCTTCCAGCCGCCCCCCAGGAAAAAGACCGAGCGACCATCGGCGGCAAAACCTACGACATCAAAGCCGTCGAGACCGACCCAGCCGGAGCCACCCACATCCTGACCCTTTTGGAATGATCCTCAAGCTAAACGCCGCGCCCGCCGCCCTAGCCAAAGCCCTCGGCCTCGGTGTGGCCCAGGTCATGCAAAAAATCACCCTAGACTTGCAAGCCAACATCGCACAGCGGACACCGGTCGACACAGGCCGCGCCCGCTCTAGCTGGATAACGACCGTCGACCAGCCGAGCGACGACGTGCCCCCCGAAGGAGCCGGAGGAAACCCACCGCCGGTCCCGGTCGGAAGCATTGACCACAAAAAAACCGTCTTCATCGTTTCAAATTTGGACTACATCGAAGCCCTGGAGAACGGCCACAGCCAGCAAGCCCCAGCCGGAATGGTCGCTGTTTCCATCATTGAAACGGAAGCCGAAGTGGGGAACATTGTCGCGCAACTACGCAAATGAGAGACCAAGCACGCGCCGCCATTCTTTCCGCCATTCAGACCGGATGGGCCTCGGCCCCACCGATTGAGATGGTCTACTCGACCGACGAGCGGACGAGCGAAGAAAAGACCCCCTGGGGCCGCGCATCGATTCAGATCGGCGACACCAACGCCGCCGCAGTAGGAGACCGCCACGTCCGCGCCGTGGCCGTTCTTTTCGTCCAAGTATTTCTCCCGGAGAAGACCGGGACAAAGGCCGCATTTCAGACCGCCGACAAGCTCGACGACTTGCTGCGCTTCCAGAGGATACCGGTCGCCGACGTTGCAGGCTGGGACATTCACCTCGAGAGCGAGGGAGGCTGCAAAGGCCCGCTGCCAGCCGGGAAGCGCGAAGGCTACGACCAAATGCAAATCCAGATGACTTTTCGCCTCGAGGCGATCAACACCCCGTAAAAATTCAACTTGTGCAATTCAACCCGCAACCATAGAATCCACCCGCCATGTCTGACGCTAACTTTTCCCTCCTTGCCGCCCAGCCCGAAGCCACCTGGGGGACCACCCCAAGCCCAGCGACCGCCCTCAAGAAAATCCGCCTGACCAGCGAGAGCTTGCAGCACGAAAAGGAAACCATCATGTCCGAGGAGGTCCGGAGCGACCGCCAGATCAGCGACCTCGCGCAAGTAGGAGCCGCTGCAACGGGAAGCTTTGACTTCGAACTTTCTCATACCGACTTCCAGACATGGCTGCAAGCCGCCCTCTTCACCGACATCGTCACCGTCGCCGTTACCGCCTCGCTGGCATTGAACCACACCACGCAAGTGATCACCGGAACCGCCGGAGACTTCGACGACGTAATCGCCGGATGCTTTGTCAAGATTGCCGGAGCAGCCAACGCAGGCAACAACGGCCCCAAGCTGGTCGTGGCCAAGGCCACCGATGGCAGCACCATCACCCTCGCCGCCGGAAGCTTGACAGCGACCGAAACCACCGCCGTGACAATCTCCGGAAAGCACGCCAAAAACGGGAGCACCCGCAAAAGCTTTTCAATGGAGCGCCGCATCGAGGACACAGCCGGTGCCCACCACTTCCAGACCTACAAAGGCATGATGGTCGACACCTTGAGCCTCAACATTGAGAGCAAAGCGATTGTGACCGGGAGCGTGGGCCTGATTGGTCGCTACGGAGAAGCCCCGGACGAAAGCCTCCTGGACAGCGCAGCCGCCAAGGCCACCGGTACCCTCACCTTCACCACCAACCCGCACAACAACGACACCGTGACCATCGGGGGCCGTACCTACACCTTCAAAAGCAGCCTGGGAGCCACCGCCGGAGAAATCCTCATCGGAGCGAGCGCCAGCGCCAGCCTGGACAACTTGATCGCCGCCATCAACAACGCCGCCGGAGGTGGGACGACCTACGCAGCAGCAACCACCGTGCACGCTACGGTCACCGCCGCCGCCGGAGCAGGCGACACCATGGTCGTCACGGCCAAGGCCAACGGGACCGCCGGAAACGCCATCGGCACAACCGAGACTTTCACCGCCGCCGGGAACGTCTTCGGAGCTTCCACCTTGAGCGGAGGAGTCAACCCCCAAGCCTACGTCGAAGCCAGCACCGACCCCGTCCTCAACGGGACCGCCAACGTCGGCCAGCTTCGAAAAGACGGAGTGGCCATGGGCGAACATTTCAAGAGCGTCTCGCTTGAGATTGCCAACAACCTCCGAGGGAAAGACGCGATTGGATCGCTCGGGAACTTCGACATCGGAGTCGGAAGCTGCGAAGTAACCGGAAGCTTTCAGGCGTATTTCAGGGACAACACCCTCCTGGCCGACTTCATCGCCCACACCTACACCTCGCTGAGTTTGACGCTAACCGACGGCAACGGAGCCGTGATGGGCCTCCACCTTCCCCGGCTGAATTTCAGCACCGGAAACGCTAACATTTCAGGCAAGGACAGCGACGTGATGCAGCCCCTCGACTTCACCGCCATCCTTTCCGAGACCTACGGGGGAACCATTTTCCTCTCCTGGCTTGACGCCTAAAACCGAAATTCCCCACCATAGACAATAGAGAGCGCCGACCGGACGGCCACCGCGCCCCCTCTCCGGAAACGAGGGAGGCACAAACCCAAAACCAACCCCACCCCCCAAATGGACCTCAACACCTACCGCGCCAACCCAGACCTCGAAAAAAAGGGAGTCTGGAGACAACTTGAAGACGCCCGCTTTTTGATCGCTTCCAGCGCCTCCCCAGCCTACCGCAGCACGCTGACCAACGCCCTGCGGAAACTTTCACCGAAGGAGCGCAAAGACCCCGCCGCCCTTGAGCGAGTCACCATCGACTGCATGGCCAAGCACGCCCTCCTGAGCTTTGAAGGCCTGACCGACAACGGCCAGCCCATGGAGCCCACCCCAGAGAACCGCCGGAAGGTCTTAGAAGTCGCAGCCGTCCGCGAATGGGTCGCCGAGCAATGCAACGACCTCACCAACTTCCAGGAAGAAAGGGACGCCGCCGACATGGCGGAGAGCAAAAGCAGCGCTCCTGTGGCTGATTAAGCACGGAGAGCATCTCGAGTACTTCGAAGCCCTCGCCGAAGCCAACCCGGACAACCCACCCGAGCCGCTACTCAACCGGCCCGAGGTGGACCCCGTAACCCAGGAATGGGTCGACACCTTCAACACCCTCTCAGCCGGTAGGCCGTGGGCCATGGGCGGACCATTGCCGATCACCACCACCGACATCCTCACCTTTTGGCAATTCCACCCGATAGGCGAGCCGCTGGAATTTTTGGCTATGATTCGACAGCTTGACGTGCTATGGCTCCAGCACGCCCACACGAAAGCCAGCAAAAAGAAGTAACCCCCACCCGCCATGGACATCGCCCGCCTCGGAGTAAGCATCGACCCGAAAGACGCCGAATCAGGAAGCAAGAGAGCCGTGGCCGCAGCCGCCCGGATGGCCTCGGGCATGGAGACCGAAGGAAAGAAGGCCAACAAAGCAGGAGAGCACGCCGGAGAGGGAGCCCTGGCCGGAGCCGCAAAGATTGAAAACGCCGCCGACAAGTCCAAGCGAGCCTTTGAACGGATGAGAGACGAGGCAGGCCGGTACGCCTCGGCCATGAGCCAGAACGCCGCCGGAGTAACCCGGAGCGTCGACCAATCCAACTCCGCCTTTGCAAGACTAGCCAACATGGCCGGGATGTTTGCAAACGTAGTCGCCGGG